CACCGCCGACGGGCTCAGCGTCGAGTTCGTCGGCCGCACCGCCCGCATTGCCCGCGTACACCAACGCGGCCTGCGCGACACAGCCATCAAAGGCGGGCCAGAAATTGAATACCCACGGCGCGAGCTGCTGGGCCTCACCGCCGATGACCTGGACATGATTCGCACCCGCCTGCTCGATCATCTAACCTAACAGCGCGTCAGCCGCCCCCCGATCAACCCGCGCTGGAGTGCATCGCGCGCGCGGGTGGGCAATTCTGGCCCGCATGAACCCGATCGCCGAACTAACCCGCCGTCTCGACAACCTGCTGCGCCCCGGCACCATCTACGCCGTGAACGCATCGCAGGCCCGCTGCCGCGTCAAATCCGGCGAGCTGCTGACCGACTGGCTGCCGTACTTTGTGCACCGCGCCGGATCCCGCCGCGCCGCCGAGCACCCAACCGCCGGCGAACAGTGCCTGGTACTCAGCCCGAGCGGCGTGATTGCCGCTGGCCTGGTACTGGTCGGCATCAACTCAGACCAGTACCCCGCCCCGCACAGCAACCCGGCCCTGCACAGCAGCCATTTCAGCGACGGCGCGGTCATCAGCTACAACCGCGAAACCCACACTCTGACCGCCACCCTGCCAGCAGGTGGCAGCGCCACCATCAACGCCCCGGCCGGGGTGCAGATCATCGGCGATGTCACCATCACCGGCACCGTCACCGTCAGCGAAGACGTGATCGCCAGCGGCAAAAGCCTGGTGCACCACGTTCACACCGGCGTGGAACGCGGCAACAGCCAAACGGACGCGCCCGCATGAACGGCATGAGCACCACCGGCAAGGCCATCAGCGGCGTGGAGCACCTGCGCCAGTCCATTGCCGACATCATCACCACGCCCATCGGCACCCGCGTTATGCGCCGCGACTACGGCAGCCTGGTGCCCTCGCTGATCGACTCACCGCAGAACAACGCCACCACCGTGCGCCTGTATAGCGCCATTACCTCAGCACTCATGCGCTGGGAACCGCGCCTGCGCCTGAGCCGGTTGAACATCACCCACACCGCCGCCGGATCCGCACTGCTGGATCTGGAAGGCCAAAACACCGAAACCGGCGCAGCAGTCAGCCTGCAAGTGCCGTTGCAACTGGGGGCTGCTGCATGAGCGCATTCACCGGGGTAGACCTATCGCGCCTGCCGCCGCCAGACGTGATCGAGCAGCTGGACTACGAAACCGTGCTCGCCGCCGTGCTGGCTGACCTGCAGACCCTGTTCCCCGAGTTCGACGCCCTGGTCGAATCCGACCCGGCCTACAAAATCGCCCAGGTTGTCGCCTATCGAGAGCTGAACCTGCGCCAACGCATCAACGAATCCGCGCTCGCCACCATGCTGGCATTTGCCGCAGATGCTGATCTGGATCACATCGGCGCCCGCTACGATGTCGCCCGCCTGGTTGTGGATCCCGGCGACGCCACCGCCATTCCCCCGGTGCCGGCCACCCTGGAGCCCGACGACGACTTCCGCCGCCGCATCCAGCTCAGCTTTGAGGCCTTCACCACCGCCGGCTCTACCGGCAGCTACATCTATCACGCGCTCAGTGCCAGCGGCCAAGTTAAAGACGCCAGCGCCACGAGCCCTGCGCCCACGCAAGTCACGGTCTATGTGCTGTCACGCACCGCCGACGGCGTGGCAGACGAGCTGCTGCTCGCCGAGGTAGCGGCCGCGCTCAACGCCGAGCAAGTGCGGCCCATGACCGATCTGGTCACCGTGCTGTCAGCCGGCATTGTGGAATATGTGATCGAGGCCGAGCTCACCCCATACCCTGGCCCTGATGCCGGCCTGGTTGTGTCCGCCGCCTACGCCGCCGTGCAGGCGTACTGCGACAGCGTGCACCGCATGGGCTACGACGTGACCGCATCCGGCGTGCTCGCCGCCCTGCACCAGCCCGGCGCCCAGCGCGTCAAGCTCACCGGCGCAACCCCCGCCGCTGACGCCGAGGGCCGCCTGCTGCAGATCGCAGACAACGAAGCCCCGTATTGCACCGCCATTAACATCACCCTGGCCGGGGTGCCCGATGTCTGACGCATCGCTGCTGCCGCCCAACGCCACCGCCGCAGAGCGCGCGCTCGCCAGCGCCGCCGCTCGCCTCACTGCTCTGGAAGTGCCACACCGCACCCTGCACGACGGGCTCACCGCCCCCGAGGCGTTGCTGCCGTGGCTCGCGTGGGAATACTCAGTCGATGAATGGGACACAACCTGGAGCGAAGAGCAGCGCCGTGGATCCATCGCCGCATCAATCGCCATCCACCGCCACAAAGGCACCATTGGCGCTGTGCGCGCCGGTCTGGCCGGCATCGGCATCAACGTCCAGGTGCAAGAGTGGTTCGCCCAGATCCCCCTGGGCGAGCCGGGCACATTCCACCTGCTGATCAACGCCAGCCAATACCCCGTCACGCTCGGCAACTTGCACCAACTCATTGCCGTGCTCGAGCAGTCCAAAAACCTGCGCAGCCACATGACCCTGGCGCAGCTCAGCGCCACCACCACTGCCGAGCTGCGCAGCGTGGCCGTTACCTGTTGCGGCCATGAGGTGGGCGTCAGTTACGCCGTGGATGATCTGGCCCTGCTGCTGGAAGGGGCCGTAAACGGCATGCAGCAGACCGAATCCGCAGCCAACGCGCTGCACACCCTGATCAACGAAACAATGCCCGCGCCGGGCTACTGGTGAGCACATGAGCCTGTACAACAACGTGGAGCAATTCGCACTGGATGTCGCCCTGGCGCATCTGATCATCCATGGCGACGAGAACGCCACGGCAGAAACCGAGGGCGGCCCCGTCGACAGCTTCGCCAAGCTGATGGCCGAACTGCGCGCCGCCGTGGGCGACGAGTTCGACACCGCCGCGATCCTGCAGCGCCTCACCGCGCTGGAATCAAAGCCCGCCCCGGTGCCGGTGCAAATTGTCAACGCCAGCCGCGCCCTGGTATTGGCCGACGCCAGCCAATACCTGGCCGTGGATAGCGCCGCAGCCGTCACACTCACGCTGCCGGCTCAGGCCACCGTCGCCTGGCCGGATAACGCAGAGATTTACATTCAGCAGATCGGCGACGGCCAAGTCACCATCGACGCCAGCGCCGTCACCATCATCACGGAAGAGACATTGACCACCCGCAAGAAGGGATCCCCCGTCACCCTCAAGCGCCTGGGCGCGGATCTGTGGACGTTGTTTGGTTCGCTGGAGGGTGCGGCATGATTCGGGGCGTAGTTGCGGCATCAAACACAGCAACGCCGTTGTGGTGGGATCCTTCTTTGCTCTCCAGCGGAGTCCAGTCGTGGCTGGATGATGGCAGCCCAATAGACGTCAACAACGGGCAGCTAATCACTTGGTATGACCGCAGCGGCAACGGTTTAAATTGGTCACAGCCACTCGCTTCGGTACGCCCCTCTCCCGTTGAGGGCGGATTGAACGGGCGTCGATATGTAAGTTTTTCAGATGAGTCGCCCGGTCAGTGGCTATTCAGCTCAGACCAAGCCGCTCGCACTCTGTATAGCAACGCGGGCTGTGGCTGGCTGCTCTCTGTTGTGCGTAAGCGTGAATTAGACATTTCTGCCACGTCGAGATTCCTTTTCCGCATCAACGTCGCTCACGCTACCAGAGGTTACACCAGGTTCTCCGCAGAGATCGGATCGGCAGATGTCCCTGATGGGGCTAACAGGTACGTACTTGGGGTCAGGCGTTTGGATGGCGATGGTTTCTCTGCCCTGGCGGGGTCGCGAGTCTCCGACACCGAGTTCCATGTAGTGCTGTACCTCATGGACTGGACAAGCGGCACCGGCAAAATCTACATAGACGGCCGACTTGACGCCGTACAGATCCTTACAACCCCCGGCTTTACTAGTAACACCCCTAGCTATTCCTCTCCCGCGATCGGTCGCCATGCAAATTCGGATAGTGGATTTGCAAACATAGACACCAGCTGCATGCTTTTCGGGGTCGCCTCCGATGCATTGGGTGAGGCGGAGATCGACAGATTGTTCGGCTGGGCGCATCACCGTTATGGACTCACCGGCAATATGCAGCCCAGCCATCCTTACAAGACCACGCGGCCTCTGGCTGCGTAGCTGAGGTACATCAATGAACGCATACCGCACAGTACACACCCCGGCCGGCTTGGCCATGATGGCCGCAGCGCAAGCCAGCGGTGTGCCGATCAACCTGGTTGATATGGCCGTGGGCGACGGTAACGGCAATCCCGTCTATCCGGAGGACCTCACCACCGGCCTGGTGCGCGAGCGTTACCGCGCGGTGATCAACAGCGCCACCCAGAACCCCAATCAGCCAAGCCGCTGGACTGTTGAGCTGATCATCCCCGCCGACGTGGGCGGCTTTGTCATGCGCGAACTGGCTGTGTTCGACAGCAACGGCACCATGTTTGCTGTGTGCAACCTGCCAGACGCGCAAAAGCCCAGCGTAGGCGACGGCGCGTTCAGCGATACCGTGTTGCGCATGGAGTTCCTGGTCACCAACGCCGAAGACGTGACCTTCCTGATTGACCCGGCCGCGATCGTTGCAACCCGCACCTGGATTCTGAACAACCTCACCAGCGCCCAGCTGCTTCCCGGCGGCACCACCGGGCAGGTGCTCAAGAAGGTTAGCAACGCCGACGGCGACACCGAATGGAGCGATCCGGACGCGGTAAACGTCACCGTCGATATGATCGAAGAGCGCCAGACCCTCGCCGCTGGCCAAACCCAGATCGACCTTGCGGTCTGCACCACGCGCGGGCTGGCGGTGTACATCGAAGGGATCCGCATCAACCAGGGCGCGCTGGCGACCGAATGGGAGAAGAACCCCGCAGACGAAGAGGCATCAATCATCCTCGGCAAAAGCTGGCCGGCAGGCAGCAAAGTGCTGATGGTGCAAAACGAACCCAGCAACATGGCATCCCCGCCGCTGCAGCGTGACCAGAACCTGGCCGACGTGCCAGACAAGGCCGCCGGGCGCAACCACCTGGGCGTGTACAGCAAGGCAGAATCCGACCTGCTGGCACCCGCTGGCAAGGTTGCCCACTTTGCGATGGCTACCCCGCCGCAGGGCTGGCTCAAAGCCAACGGCGCGCTGGTCAGCCGCACCGCGTATGCCCGCCTGTTTTCAGCCATCGGCACCACCTTTGGCGCTGGCGATGGCTTCAACACATTCAAGCTGCCGGATCTGCGCGGCGAGTTTGTGCGCGGTTTCGATGATGGGCGTGGGCAAGACGTGGGCCGCGTGTTCGGCAGCGTGCAGGGGCAGTCAGGCGGGCTGGCCACCGTCGAATCAAGATACTCACTGGTTGGGGTGCCAGAAGATCGCACCGTCACGGTTCCGCAAACCGGCTTCCCCTCTGAATGGATTAACACTGGTGATCGAATTTCCGCCTATGACGTCGATATCCGGTTCGCAAACCAGCCAGACACCCGACCACGCAACGTCGCGCTGCTCGCTTGCATCAAGTATTGAGGCCACCCCATGAGCAAAACCGTTTACCAAACCGACCGCGCCGGCCACTATCTGGGCCCCATTGAGGCCGACGCCTCCCCGCTGGAACCCGGTGTCTACCTGATGCCCGCCGGCGCAGTGGAAACCCCACCGCCGGACGACTGGCCAGAAGACAAGTGGCCCCGCTGGACGGGCGCCGCCTGGGCATTGGTCAACCGCCCGCGCCAACCAGAGCAACCCAGCCCCGCCGCCAAGCTGGCCGCCTTCCTTGCGGATAACCCAGACGTGCAAGCCCTGATCGAGGAGCAACAACAATGAGCAAGGTTTTGGAAATGTGGGAGCACATGCCCGGCGTTGAAGTGGTCTATGCCGTCAGCGCCACACCGCCAGCGGGCTGGCTGCTGTGCGACGGCTCCCCCCTGGCAGCCGGCACCGCCGACAACCTGCGCGCCATGCTGATTGCCCAGGGCAACCCCTTTGGCGTATCCGGTGCAGATCCGCTGCTGCCCGACCGCACCGCCGAGGCACTGCCCTACATCATCAAAGCCTGATAGCATCGATCAGGCTTAGGTCGAAGTAAGCGCCCCCGTTTCGGCGGGGTTCTTCGCCCGCCGTGTAACGCCCCCCGCACCACCGCTGCCAACTGGCTCACCCCTCGCCCGCGCGTCACCCTCAAGGCTCACAGGTCAACGTACTGCAGGAGCCACCCATGCCAGCCGCTTATCACCACGGCGTGCGCGTCGTCGAGATCAACGAGGGCGTCCGTCCCATCCGCACCATCAGCACCGCTGTGCTCGGCCTGGTCTGCACTGCCGACGATGCCGACGCCACCCTCTTCCCGCTCAACAAACCCGTGCTGCTCACAGACGTGCTCAGCGCGATCGGCAGCGCCGGTACCGAAGGCACCCTGGCCATCGCGCTCAAGGCCATTGCCGCCAACGCCAGCCCCATCACCGTTGTGGTGCGCGTAGCCGAAGGCGCAGACGAGGCAGAAACCAACAGCAACGTGATCGGCACCGTCACCGCCGGCGGCGAATACACCGGCCTCAAAGCGCTGCTGGCAGCCAAGAGCCAACTGGGCGTCACGCCGCGCATCATCGGCGCACCGGGGCTGGATACCCTGCCCGTGGCCACCGAGCTGGCGAGCATCGCCCAGCAGCTGCGCGCCATGGCCTATGCCAGCTGCTCTGGCTGTGAAACCAAAGAAGAGGCCGTCACCTACCGCGAGAATTTCAGCGCCCGCGAGCTCATGCTCATCTGGCCCGACTTCACCGGCTGGGATACCGACGCCAACGCCGAGGTAACCATTCCCGCGGTGGCCGTAGCCCTTGGCCTGCGCGCCAAGATCGATCAGCAAACCGGTTGGCACAAGACGCTCTCCAACGTCGGCGTCAACGGTGTTACCGGCATCAGCAAACCGGTGTACTGGGATCTGCAAAACCCCGCTACCGACGCCGGCTACCTCAACGAGAACGACATCACCACCCTGGTGCGCGCTGATGGCTTCCGCTTCTGGGGCTCCCGCACTTGCAGCGATGACCCGCTGTTCGCCTTCGAGTCTGCCGTGCGCACAGCCCAGGTACTGGCCGACAGCATCGCCGAGGCGCACCTCTGGGCCGTCGACAAGCCCATGAACCCCAGCCTGCCGCGCGACATTCTTGAGGGCATCAACGCCAAGTTCCGCGAGCTCAAGGGCCTCGGGTACCTGATCGATGCCAGCGCCTGGTACGACCCAGCCGCCAACAGCGCCGCAACGCTCAAAAACGGCCAGCTGCTGATCGACTACGACTACACGCCCGTGCCGCCGCTTGAGGATCTCACCTTGCAGCAGCGCATTACCGACAGCTACCTGGCGGACTTCGCCAGCCGCATCAACGCCTGATCATCCAGCCCTGGCCATGCCGGGGCTAACTACTGGAGAGCGCCCCTATGGCCCTGCCGCGCAAACTCAAGAACTTCAACATCTTCAACGATGCCAACAGCTACCAGGGCGTCGCCAAGTCCGTCACCCTGCCCACCCTCTCCCGCAAAATGGAGTCCTACCGCGGCGGCGGCATGAACGGCCCAGTCAAGGCCGACATGGGCCTGTCCGACGATGGCATCCAGGTCGAATGGACCCTCGGCGGCTGGGATCTGCTCGTGCTGCGCCAGTGGGGCGCAACCAACGTCAACGCCGTAGCCCTGCGTTTTACCGGTGCGGTGCAGCGCGATGACACCGGCGAAGTCAGCGCGGTTGAGGTGGTCATGCGCGGCCGGCACGAAGAGATCGACTTCGGCGATGCCGAGCCCGGTGGCGATACCGAGCACAGCATCACCACAACCTGCAGCTACTACAAGCTGACGGTAGACAACGAGGTGGTAATCGAGATCGACATTCTCAACATGATCGAGAACGTCAACGGGCAAGACATCCTCGCCGATCAGCGCGCCGCCCTCGGCCTGTAACCCTTGGGTCACAACAACACACCCCCGGCGCGCATGCCGGGGCCACCCCACAAAGGAGCAACCACCATGGACAAGCCAGACGCCGCAGCAGCGCCGCAGGCAGAGCAACAGCAGCTCGATAACCACCAGGTCATCGAGCTGGACGAACCCGTCAAACGCGGCACCGAAGAGATCACCAGCATCACCCTGCGCAAGCCCGTATCCGGCGAGCTGCGCGGCGTGAACCTCATGGAGCTGGCCCAGATGGACGTGCTGGCCCTGCGCAAAGTGCTGCCACGCATCACCACCCCCAGCCTGACCGACATCGAGGTCGGCCGCATGGACCCGGCAGACCTGATGCAATGCGGGGTCGCCGTGGCCAGTTTTTTGCTGACGAAGAAAGCGCGGCAGGCATCCCTCGAAGGGTAGAAGAAGCCATGGGCGATATCGCCCTGGTGTATCACTGGGGGCCGAGCGAGATGGACCGCCTCGGCCTGCCGGAGCTGATGGACTGGCGCAACCGCGCAATCAAGCAATGGAACCAGGTGCATGGCGCAAAAGCTGAAACTTGAGGTGGTGCTGCAGGCACTCGACCGGGCAACCAAACCGATCCGCGCCATCACCCAGGGCAGCGTCGGGCTTGGCCGCGAGCTCAAGACCACCCGCGACCAGCTCAAGCAACTGCAGGCGCAGCAGCGCGACGTCAGCACCTGGCGCACCCTCAACAACGCAGCCAAGCAAACCACCCAGGCCATCAGCGCCAACCGCGATCGGGTGCGCGAGCTGTCGCGCCAGATGGCGCAAACCAGCACCCCAACCAAGGCGCTGAGCGCTGAGTTTCGCCGCGCTGTGCGCGAAGCCCACGCCCTCAAGCAAAAGCACCAGGAGCAGCAACGCCAACTGCAAGGCCTGCGCGGCAAGCTCAACGAGGCGGGCGTCAGCACCCGTAACCTGAGCGAGCATGAGCGCGGCCTGCGCCAACGCATCAGCAACACCAACACCCAGCTGCAGCAGCAGGAGCGCAGGCTCAGGGCTGTCACAGCGCAGCAGCAGCGCCTTGCCCAAGCCAAACAGCAATACGAACGCACCCAAGGGTTGGCTGGCAGCATGGCCGGTACCGGCGCTGCCGGGCTGGCCACCGGCAGCGGCATGATCTACAGCGGTGCGCGCATGCTGGCCCCGGGTATTGAGTTTGATTCCGGCATGAGCCGTGTGCAGGCACTGGCGCGGCTCGATGGCGATAGCCCCGAGCTGGCCGCGCTGCGCGCCCAAGCGCGCGAACTGGGAGCCAACACTCAGTTCACCGCCAACGATGCAGCCCAAGGCCAAGGCTTTCTTGCCATGGCCGGCTTCTCGCCAGAGGCCATTCAGGCAGCAATGCCCGCCATGCTCGACGTTGCCAAAGCCGGTGCAATGGATCTGGCATCAACCGCAGACGTGGCATCCAACATCCTCACCGGCTTCAACCTTGAGGCCAGCGAGATGGCCCGCGTGGGCGACGTGCTCACCGCCGCGTTCACCCGCTCCAACACCTCGCTGGAGATGCTGGGCGACACCATGAAGTACGCAGCGCCCAACGCCGCCGCCTACGGGCAAGACATCGAAACCATGGCCGCGGCCGCAGGCAAATTGGGTGATGCTGGTATTCAGGGGAGCATGGCCGGTACCGCAATGCGCGCGATTCTCAGCCGCCTGGCAGCACCACCAAAAATGGCAGCAGACGCCATAGCCGAGCTGGGCCTGCAGGTAGCAGACGCCGAAGGCAACATGCGCCCCCTGCCCGACCTGCTCAAAGAGATTCACGACCGCACAGCCAACATGGGTGACACCCAGCGCGGCGGTCTGCTCAAGGCGATCGCCGGCGAAGAGGCAGGCAGCGCGCTCACCGTGCTCACCCAGCAAGCGGGCAGCGGCGCCCTGCAGGATCTGATCGCCCAACTGCGCACCGCGCAAGGCGAAGCGGCAACCACCGCCAAGGTCATGGCTGACAACCTCGGCGGCGATCTGGAAAGCCTCAAGAGTGTCTGGGCCAACCTCGGTATTGAGTTACAAGACACGGCGAAAAGGGATCTGCGCGGCATGGTCCAGGGCATCGCTGAGCTGATACGAAGCATCACCAAGTGGGTAGAGAAAAACCCCGAGCTTGCAGGCGCTATAGTCAAAACCGCCGCCGGCATGGCCCTGCTGATTACCCTATTCGGCGCCATCACACTGGCCATTGCATCAGTGCTCGGCCCGTTCGCCATGATCCGCTACGGCCTGGTGATGTTCACCGGTAAATCACTTGCCCTGCTACCCGTTATCAAGAGCATCGGCACCGCCTTCCTGTGGCTCGGCCGCATGCTCATGGCCAACCCGATCGGCATCGCCATCGGTCTGCTGGTGGCCGCGGGCTGGCTGCTCTACAAGAATTGGGACGGCGTAGTGGGTGGCCTCAAAGCCATCTGGCAAAACCTCACCGAAGTGGGTCAACGGGTGTGGTCCGAGATCAAGGCCGCATTCAACGGCGGCATCCTCGGCGTTGGCCAGCTCATCGCCAACTGGTCACCGCTGGGGCTGTTCTACAAGGCCTTTGCCGCAGTGATGAGCTGGTTTGGCGTAGAGCTGCCGGGCAACCTGATCGACGGGCTGGTCGCAGGCCTCAAGCGTCTTGCCCCAGGGCTGGTGGCGGCACTGAGCAAGGTGGCATCCATGCTGCCGGACAGCGTGAAACGGGTGCTCGGCATCCACAGCCCAAGCCGCGTATTTGCCGAGCTGGGCGGCTTCACCATGCAGGGCCTTGCCCAGGGTATCCAACGCCAGCAGGGTGAGCCGCTGGCTGCCGTGGCTGGTGTATCCCAACGCATGGCCGGCGCAGCAGATGGCATACGCTTTGACGGCCGCCGCCCCCTGTCTGCCCGCCCCGCCCACAGCGGCAGCACTGGCGGCCAGTACGAGATCCACATTCACGCCGCCCCAGGCATGGACCCACAGGCCATCGCCCACGCCGTCGCCGCCGAGCTGGACCGCCGCGAGCGCGCCGCCGGCGCCCGTGGGCGCAGCAGCCTGTATGACCAGGAGTAACCACCGATGATGATGGCGCTCGGGCTGTACGTATTCAGCCTATCCACCACCGCATACCAGCAACTGCAACGCCAGACCGCCTGGCGCCACCCCAGCACCAGCCGCGTGGGCGCGCTACCGGCGCGCCAGTTCGTTGGCAAAGGTGACGACACAATCACCCTGAGCGGGCTCATCCTGCCGGAGATCAGCGGCCAACGGGTGTCGCTTGACGCCCTGCGCCTCATGGCAGACAGCGGCAAAGCCTGGCCCCTTGTCGAGGGCACCGGCCGCATCTACGGCCTGTGGATCATCGAGAACCTGCAGGAAACCAACACCCTGTTTTTCAGAGACGGCGCGCCCCGGCGCATCGAGTTCAGCATCACCCTGCAGCGCGTGGATGACAGCCAGATCGAGCTACTCGGCAGCCTGCTCAGCACAATCGGGAACATCCTGCGATGATCACCCTGCCCCGCCACGCGGCCCCCGCGTACCGCATCACCGTCAACGGGCAAGACATCACCAGCAAGGTCAGCCCCCGCCTGATCAGCATCAGCCTCACCGATAACCGCGGCCTCGAGGCCGACCAACTGGACATCAGCCTCAGCGACCACGACGGCCAACTGGCAATCCCACCCAAAGGCGCGCAGGTTGAGCTGTGGCTCGGCTGGTCAGACACCGGGCTCGTTTACAAAGGCAGCTACCAGGTCGACGAAACCGAGCACAGCGGCGCACCGGATACGCTCAGCATCCGCGCCCGCAGCGTGGATCTGGGCAGCGCCCTCAGCCGCAAGCGCGAACGCAGCTGGCACGACGTAACCCTGGGCGACATCATCCACACCATCGCTGAGGCCTACAGCCTCAAACCGGTGATAGATCGGGTGCTCGCCGCCCTGCCGCTTGCGCATCAGGACCAAGCCAACGAATCAGACGCCAACCTGCTCAGCCGCCTGGCACAGGATCACGACGCGATAGCCACTATCAAAGCCGGTCACCTGCTGGTAACCCCCGTGGGTACCGCCAAAACCGCCAGCGGGCTTACCCTGCCCCATATTCACCACACTCGGGCCAGCGGCGACAGCCACCGCTTTCTACAGGCAGACCGCAACACCTACACCGGCGTGCGCGCTTACTACTACCAGCCCAACAGCGCCGAGCGGCTGGAAGCGGCGATCGGCACAGACGACAACATCAAAACCCTGCGCCACGTCTACGCAGACCAGGCCAGCGCCCTGCAGGCCGTGCGCAGCGAATGGCGCAGGCTGCAGCGTGGCGTCGCCACACTCAGCTACACCCTCGCCCTTGGCCGGGCCGACCTGATACCGGAAATGACCTTCAGCCTCAGCGGCATCAAGCCAGAGATCAGCGCCGTGGTGTGGCTCTGCAGCCGTGTGGTGCACAACCTGAGCGACAGCGGCTACACCGTCGCCCTTGAGCTGGAAAACCAGCTGGCAGAAGACGACGACCTCGCCGCCCTGGTCGAAACGGAATACACCGGGGTAATCGCCTGGTACCGCAACGAAAGCGGCGCACAGCAGAAGATCACAGAGGGGGATCTAACCAGCCCGCTGCGCCTTACTCACCTATATGCGAGCAAGGGCAGTGCAGAGCGGGCGGTGAAGCGGGAGTTTGAGCGGCTGGGGTAGTGAACACGACTACTCAGTTTCGTGCTCGCTGGTGTGGAGCTTGTGGCCAAGGTAGTACAGCCCCCAAAAAGTAACGACCGACAGCTGACAAACCAACGTGAGGTAAACAAAAGCATTAGCGTAGATAATTAAATTGTTTACCCCAAAGAAAATCGTATATCTGCTAACAATAAAGTCATTCAGAGCGATATAAATTATCGAGTACGCAATCACCAACAAGCATTGTGCAGTTAGAAACGAAAACAGCATAGCAAGAAAGCGACGACGTGAAAGCTTGACTGGCGTCTCTTCACCTCTAACGCGCACCATGATTTTGGGAGGCTCCCCGTCAAAAGACTTTTCAAGACGCGGATTTCTGATGCTGCATATAATTGCCAGGGCAGCAATATAGAACCCCGGCAAGGTTTGAAGAAAGCTAAGCACTAGCGCAGCTATGCCGCCAGATGCAGATATGCTTGTCACAGCTATAGTTCTATCAATAAGCCACAAAACCAGCAAAGCTAGAATAGCAGGAACTGCCCAATCTATACGCCACTTATGGCGAAGCTTGATTTTAAAATAACCAAACGGCTTAAAAAGCTGCGTCAGAAACATTTCATTTGCCTATATAAGACATTATTTCCTTTAAAATGACACTGCTAATTTTAGCATAACTCGTCCGATTCGTAACAATAGACTTTAGCTCATGCTTCTTTGTGTATCTGTCAGCATCAACTAACTGACCAGTTTCAATTGATAGCTTAGCTGATTTATTTTCACCATCCGTCCTGAATGCAATCCTCAGCTCCGAGTACTCTTTATACTCACTCATCAGCTTACTTCTTACGGCCTTCAGCGAAGCAAGCGTATCGCCAATGAGGCTACTATCTACCTTCAGCTTAATGGTTTTGTAGTCTTCTGTTATGGCTCCATTAGAGTCAAGGTGCTTCCCAACCCCAGTGTAATTTATTGCCTGTGCACCTGAGAGGTAGCCATTCTCCAAATCCCTCATAAAGCTTTCAGATGGGTGCCCCTGGAATGCAATATCATGCACATGCCTAACCTTGACTTTTGGCTCACTAATATCTGAAATCGTATACCTATCTTTAAATTCAAACCGGCATTTATTAAGAACACTCTTCAAATATGACTTTATTACCGTAGAATTAAGGCCGGAACCCACCAAACTCTCAATTACGCACAGATAATAATTATCACCCCTAACCGGTTTTTTCATAATAACGACGTGAGACGAAAAATCACCACCATGCCCAGCGGGTTTTGCGTGAACTATCTGTTCCTTCTCTGCGGGATTAGATGTCACCATATCAGGGGCTTTCGGATCACAACGATTAACCAAAAGAACGATCTTCTCGTCATCTACCTGACAGTCTTGCAAATAATGCGACGGGCTGTCAGTGTTACGACCTGATTGCAAAAGATTGTCACCGCCGGTAAAGATTTGTTTTATATCTTCGGCGATCGTGGATATATCCTTAGGTTTCACATTGAAATCAATAGGATCATCTCGGCGATTAAGCTTCCCTCTTGCCGTTACCTTCATGTCGAAAAAATAGATATTTCTCGTTGTCATGTTACTTCCCTGATCGAAATTACTGTCGACCGGTCTCTCTGGTCTTCAACCGGTAAGCGTCGGTTCACTATCGAGTAGAAGCGCTAGCCCCCCGTCTGCACCCAACCCATCAACGCCAGAACCATCACGCTCGTCGAAGCCACGGTTTGATTAGCGAACAGCCGCTCATTCTGAGCGGGGTCTGGATCAGGGGCGAAAGCCTCATCAAGCTGCGTCACCAGCTCGGCGGCAAGAGGTTTGTAGTCGTCTATTCCGCTGATGCGCCCAGCGATTTGCGGGCTCAGGCGGCCAATGTTGTTGAGCTTGGCCAAGATGTCAGCGGCGGTGGCCAGCTTGTCGGCGTAGGCGCCTTGCTGCCAGGCAAGGCCGCTGGCCTGATGCAACGTGCCGCCCTGGTACCACTGTTTAGCGGCTGGTGCCTGGGCAACTGCGGCAGTCTGGCTGGGTGCCCGCGCGGTTGGCTCGTCCCCGCCATTGCAAGCAGAAACCACTAGGGCAACCACAATCCCCAGAGCCAGCACCCCGGCTAGAGAGTGAATCAGCTTGATTCCTGGGTCTTTTGCACCGCAGTTGGGGCAAATCTTCGCGCTAGTGGCAACGGTGTGCTTGCACTCTTTGCATTGAGTCATGGCCATTGTCGGCATCCTTGTCTGAAGTATTGATAACGCTGCGTCCTATGAGCTTTCAGCCCGACTTCTTCTCATCCACTACATAACGCGCCGCCGATTCCGCAAGCGCATTGGTAAGGCGCTGTACCGACGCCCGGTCCTCCTCAGGGAGGGACCGGAAGTTATCAAGCACCGCTGATTCTCGTTCACTGAGTCCCTCCACTGGTCTCGGCATCCGTTGCCCTGTGAGTACATAAACGACGTCAAACCCTTGAGTAGCCAGCCCCGCTAGCTTGTCGCTCGGAATTGCAATGTTTTTCTCCCAGCGCCCAACGGTCTTGAGGCTCACATCCAAAGCATCAGCTATCTGCTGCTGATCCAGCCCTAGAGCCTTTCTTTCTTCACGCAAGCGCGAACAGACAGAAAAGTCTTTTTCCTGTTGCGCAGTGGTCATATATGTCCTATATTCGCCTTACACGGTTAAACGAAAGGACATAAATGTCCTTCAAGAAGGAAACCAAGTCATGCCAAAGCAACCAACTCAGTGTCATCGCTTGCCCAGCTCGGCCCGAATTTCCTTGATGGCCACCTCTAAGTGCCCCAATGCAAACCGCAAGTCTCGTCCATCTATCCAACGCTCTATCTTGCTGTCTGCCTCAGGATCTCCTGGGTTGCCGTCTCGCCCATCCATGACCGTCAGTACCTGCTTATAGGCCTCAGTCAAACGCTTTTTCAGATCGTTGACCTGCCCCTTGGAGTGAGCCCCCATGAACAACCACCTTGTTGAACGCCACGACGAAATTGCAGACCTCTTGGATCGCGGCGAGCAAGCCTTCGCAGAGTTAAAACGCATCTTTGCCAAGCCCACCAACACGGAGGGCCTAGAGCGTGACATGCGCTTTGCCGTTGGCCACGTTGAGGTGGCCATGGAGCTCATCTACGAAGCGCTGACCGAAGAGTCCGTCGCCACCACGCAACCGGATAGCTAACGCCGGCTGCCGCAAACCCCAAACGTCTTACACATTGCAAGGAATCCTAAGACATGACCACCCAAAACGCCACCGCTTTGCGATCCCCTTCCCCACGCGGCTGCAGCAAGCCGCTGATGACCCACCTGACTGAAGATGAGCGGGCGCAGCTCGCCAAGATGGCGGACGCGGAAATGCGCTCGCTAGCCGCCATGGCGCGCTTGCTGATCGTCAAGGGCATGCAAACCCACAGCAAACCTGCGCACGGTTAAACCCTACCGCCAGCCGCCATCCAGGGAAACGAGAAGATGACCCGTGAAATTCTTGAAACCCGCCGCCAGGTGATCAGCGCCGTTATACGCGCCTACCCCGGCGGCCGAGAGGGCGCCGCAGGCCTGCTGGGGCTGACACTCAAGCAGTTCGACAACCACGCCTACGAGAACAATGGCCACCGGCCGCTGGACGACAGCCAGATCATCCAGCTTGAGGCAGTAACCAAAACCACCTTTCTGGCGGACTACATCTGCCAGCAATACGCCGGTTTTTTCGTCCCCATGCCCGCCGCAGAGTTGCTGGACAACATCGAGCTGCATCAACGCAGCCTGCGCACTTCGAGCAAGCGCGGCCAGGTTGACCAGTACATCGCCAAGGCACTGTCCGATGGCGAGATCAACAACCGCGAGAAGCGCGAAATTCTTGCACTGCACACAAAGCACATGGCAGAGCGCCACGGCCAAGTGCTGGCAACCATCACCCTGCACAGCCGCAACAAGGAGTAACACCGTGAATACAAATACCGCCCTGATCCCTGTTTTCAATGGTGAGCTTGATGGCCGTCAGCAGCACCTATGTGATGCTCGTGACCTGCATGATTTTCTGAACGTAGGCCGTGATTTCAGCAACTGGATCAAGTCGCGCATCGATCAATATGGCTTCAACGAGGGAGAGGACTATTCGCCCGTTTTGGCGAATAGGTCCGATGGTTTGCCGGGCAAACAACGCATCGAATACCACCTCACAATCGATATGGCCAAAGAACTCGCCATGGTCGAGAACAACGATCAAGGCCGTCAGGTGCGCCGCTACTTCATCACCATGGAACGTGAAGCGCGGGAAAGCCGGGGGGCGAGTTACCTGAGCGTTAATCAGCAGCTGGCCATCCATAAGCAAGTGCCACGCCTGCTGGCCCTGCTCAAGAAAGAAACCATCCCTGCTGTGCGCCGCACGCTGCATGCCCAGTTGGTGCAGCACTGTCATTTGCTGGCGATCCCCGCCCCCACGCTGGACCAGATCGGACGCAGCGGCCAGGGTTCCACCGGAGAACTCTTTCCGGAGGCCAAATGACCGCCCCCAACCACGGCGGCTACCGCTGCCTTTGCCCCGCCTGCGGTGAGCCGATGTTCATCCGCAAGAGCGAGAAGCAAACCCCGACGTTCCAGACCATGTATGCCCGGTGCAACAACATGGTGTGCGGTGCCAGTTACGTTGGCTCGCTGACCTGGGATTACACCCTGTCGCCGTCTGGCCTGCCCAACCCGCAGGTGTCGCTGCCGCTGTCACCAGCAAAAGAGCGGCTGCAGGCCATGCGGGATCTGGCGCCCAGCGCCAACAAAGACCAACTCACCTTTCTCGAAGAGCTCGACCAGGAGGCAACCGCATGAACGCCACCACGCAGGATTATCAGGACGATATGCAAGCCGCGGCACTGGGCTACATGCAACGCCACCAGGCCGAGCACCTTGGCGCAAGCCAGGCGCTGATCAACCGCGCTGCCGATCACCTCGAATGCGCCTTGGGCGTTGCCCGTCCGCTGGCAGAGAAGCTGGTGCTGCGCGCCTACGGTGAGTTGCAGAACGCCGACGCGCCCTATCGGGTCGACCTGGATGCCACCAGCCCCCACACCGTGGCCCTGGTAGATACCCGCACCGGGCTTACCCACGCGGTGCCGGCGGCGCTGATTGCACAACACCTGATTGCCTCCCCCAGGCGAAAGCGGCTAACCGCCGTCAACTGACCCCCAAACACCCCAGCCCTTGCCCGCCTTGCGTGGGTAGGGGGGAGCTGCACCCAGAGCACGGTGAACCACATGCAAAACCTGACGCACCAGCACCACCAACCGCCCCGGCTACCCTGCTGTGGCACCACCCTGCGCGAGCACCTGAGCAGCCTGCCGGCACTGCACCACGCAGCCACCACATACCCCATGCTGCAGCGCTGGTTGCTGGGCATGGTTACCGCCGCTGCCGAGCGCAACCCCTCAATGCTGAAATGGCATGCCTCCCGGGTGGAGGGCTACCTGCTGGGGGTATCCACCTGCACCACCAATAGCATGTCCGGTGCGATGACTGAGCTGAGCCAGCTGTGCTGCCGCCTGAAAGTGGGGGCCGTACAGTGAGTGCAGTAAGAGAAATGCCACCAGCGCTGTATCAGACAGTGCTGGAGCGCCTTGAGAAACAATACAAACTGGTACCGGCGGGCAATACCGGCTGGCTGCGCAAGGGTGTGTGCCCGGAATGCCACGGTGGCAAGAGCAAAGAGCCGTCGCTATATGCGCATCACAAGGCGCCCTGGGTGCTCATGTGCGGCCGCGGCAAGTGCCGTCATCAGATCCACATCAAGGACGTATTCAGCGACCTCTTCGAGGATGTCAGCCGCAACCACCCGGCCACCCCGGAAAACCCGGCAGCCAGCGCAGATGCCTACCTGAGCTTTAACCGCGGCTTCGACCTCAAGCAGATTCGCGGCTGGTACACCCAGGAAAACTACTGGGACCAACACCTCAACATCGGCAGCGCCACCGTGCGGTTCGCCATGCCCGATGGCGGTTACTGGGAACGCCTGATCGATCGGCCAAGCCGCTTCGGCAGCAAGAAGGCGCGGTTCAAGCCGGGCTGGAGTTACCGCGGCAAATGCTGGGTACCGCCCTGCGTGGATCTGCTCGAGGTCAAAGAGCTGTGGATTGTTGAGGGCGTATTCGATGCGATCGCCCTGCTGCACCACGGCATTGCCGCCGTATCCATGATGAGCAGTGCGCCCTACCCCGAGGCCTTTCTGCAGGACCTGGCCAACCAGCGCCTGGCGCAAGACGGTAAAGACGGCAAAGCACCCAAGCTGCCCAAGCTGGTGTGGGCACTGGACAACGAACCGTCAGCCCGCGCTGGCATCCGCAAGTACGCCCCCCGGGCAGAAGAGCTGGGCTACCGCAGCAGCGCGGCGCAGATCCCGCAGCGCGGCCGCAAGGTGGATTGGAACGATCTGCACCAGCTGCGCTGGGCCACCATCGATGACGAGGCCAAGCGTAAGGAGCGCATCGACAAAGACCTGCGTGAAGCCCGCCACTACGGCGACCTGCTGCTGGCTGAAAGCGCGATGGACTACGGCATGATTGAGTACAGCTGGCGGGAGCGGCAGGAGTTCCCGTTCGTGTACGAGTACTGCCTGTATTGGTTCAAGATCGATCTGAACAAGTACAACAGCGCCCGCCAAGCCCTGGAAGACAGCGAGCGCCCAGAAGACCGCCAGCTCACCGAGAAGCAGCGGCGCGACCGCGCCCTGCGCCTGGCCGGCGGCGTTGTGGAGTTGGCCAACTGCTCATTTCAGGCCCTGTATTACCAGCGCAACCTGATCACCGATGAGGCCTGGTACTACCTGCGGATCGACTTCCCGCACGACGGCGGCACCGTCAAAGCCACCTTCACCAGCGGCCAGCTGGCCGCCGCATCCGAGTTCAAGAAGCGGCTGCTGCACGTCGCCACCGGCGCCATGTACACCGGCAGCGGTGGCCAGCTCGATCACCTCATGCGCAAGCAGCTGTACGGCCTCAAGGTGGTCGAGACCATCGACTACATGGGCTACAGCAAAGAGCACCAGGCCTATGTATTTGCCGACGTTGCGGTCAAGGGCGGGCAGGTTTACCACGCCAACGACGAAGACTACTTCGACATGGGCAAAACCCGCCTCAAGACGCTGCAGCGTTCCATCCAGCTGCACATTGAGACGCGCCCCTCCCACTACACCGAGGCCTGGCTGCCGCGGGTCTGGCAGTGCTTTGGCGCAAAAGGGCTGATCGTGCTGGCGTTCTGGCTGGGCTCGACGCTGGCCGAGCAGATCCGCGGCGTGCACAAGAGCTACCCGTTCCTTGAGTTCACCGGCGAGCCTGGCGCGGGTAAATCCACGCTGATCAACCTGATCTGGAAGATGTTCGGCCGAGCAGACGACGAAGGCAAAGACCCCTCAAAGGGCTCAAAGTCTGGCCTGCGTCGCTGGATGGGGCAGATGTCAAACCAGCCCGTGGTGCTGCTCGAGGCCGACCGCAATGACCCGGCTGCCGGCAGCAGCGGCCGCCCCAAAAAGGCCTACGACTGGGACGAGCTCAAACCTCTGTACAACGGCGGCAGCCTCGGCGTGACCGGGGTGAAAACCGCCGGCAACGAAACCTACGAACCACCCTTCCGGGGCAGCGTGGTGATCAGCCAGAACGCCGAGGTAAGCGCACACGAAGCGATCCTCACCCGCCTGGTGAAAGTGCTGCTGCGCCGTCCAGAGGCCACGCCAGAAAGCCGGAAGGCAGCCGCAGAGCTGGAACAGATGCAGGTCGAGCAGCTCAGTCACTTCATGGTCAAGGTGATGATCAACGAACAGGCGCTCATGGAGTGCTTCACCAAGGAATTCCGCGTGCATGAAACCACCCTGCGCGGCGTCCAGGAGATCCGCGTCGAACGGATCATCAAAAACCATGCCCAGATGATGGCCCTGATCGATTGCCTGGCAATGGTCTGCTCAATCACCCAGCAACAGGTAAACGACTGCCGCGCCGAGCTGATCAGCATGGCCATCGATCGCCAGCTGGCCATCAACGCCGACCACCCGGGCGTCGCCCAATTCTGGGAGGTGTACGAATACCTCGAGGCCGAGCGCGAAGACGGCGTGGTCAACCACAGCCGCGACCCCGGCCTGATCGCCATCAACATCAACGAGTTTGTGCGCCTGGCGGCCGAACACCGCCAGGAGCTGCCCAGCGCGAGCGACCTGCGCACCTGGCTGCCCGACAGCAGCAGCCGCAAGTACCTGGGCCAGCGCGCCGTCAACAGTCGGATCCGCGAGCGGCAGAACCAGCTCCGCAACAACGCATTCGACAGCAACCTCAAGCCCGCCACCGTCCGGTGCTGGGTGTTTGAGAACCCCAATCGGCGCGGCAACGCCGATACCAACTGAAAGGAGAACACCATGCAAGACAAACCGTTCCTCGGCCAGATGAAAGACTTCACTATCGCAGACCTGAACAAGCCCCACTGGGCATCAGGCCCGGCCAACGGCAAATACGTGCTGGGGGCCGTGCTGCCCACCCGCGACGGCCGCCGCACCGGTAACGCCAAGATCATGGCCATTAGAAGCGTCGACTACGCCGACGGTACACCGAGCCAAACGCACTACCAGGCCAAGACCGATGCCGGCAATACCGCCTGGTACAACGCCGCTGAACTTGAGGAGCGGTTTTACCCGCCAGAGTGGGTGGTACGCATTCCCCCGCCGAGCCGCCACAACGACCTGGTAATGGCACTTATGTGCGTCGCCATGGGGGCAAGGCCATGAGTCATCACGCCCAGAACATCGCCAGCCTGGCTGGCAGCGCGGCGTTGATCGCCCTGCTGATCATCCTGGCCTATCAATTCCCGGACGCGCTCAGCGCTCTGGCTCACAAGTAACGCAACGCCCCGGTGCGGCAACACCGGGGCCAAGCAAGGAGAGCACCATGCAAACAACAGTTATCAACATCGACCAGGCGCGCAAAGCGACTGCCATGCAGGCTGCGCACCACCTGTACGAGCAAATGCAGGTCATGGAGAAGCACCGCGCCGCGGTGCAGACATCCGGCCTGCCGGCACTCAGCCGCCTGGTGGCGATCGCCCAGCGCGACACCGGCCAAGGCCGTATCGTCGGCCGCTTCCTGCTGGGCCTGTACAACGGCCCCGAATACCCCTTCGACCTCACCGACCTGCGCGCCCTCGATCACGACATCCACAGCGACTGCCTGGCCGTGCTGATGATGGACTGGGCACCCGAGCGCGAAGTGCATGAACTGATCGATAACGGCCCGCGTATTTGGGCAGAGCTGGCCCGCCGCTTGGGCTGACATAAAGGGGAAACGAAATGCATCAGATCTACGCAGCGATCAAAAAGAGCAGCAAGTACGCGCACCAGGCACAAATGTGCATAGACCGCGGTTACGGGCACCCGTTTAAGGTCACCTTTGTGGACGACCCGCAAGGCTACAACGTGCTGGGTGGCGTTGGTGGCCGGTACCGCCTCACCGACGTGAACCTCTACGTGATCGCGGACGGCAGGAAGATCCGCATCCGCTGAATCAGGCGGGCAACAAAAAGCCCCGGTGAGCGGCAACTCATCGGGGCCAACCACACGCAGGAGAGCACCATGCAAGCAACTCAACCCAACAGCGGTACCGAACAGGCTACCACTGACAGCAACATCAAGCGATACAAGGTCAGCGAGACATTCGGCGAGCACGAAGTCTGGCTGGAGGTAGACCACAGCATCCTGACGCCGGCGCGCGCCAAAGAGATCAATGAATTCTGGGGCGGACCCGAAGACCGTATCCGGGACGAGAACGGCGACGAAGTTAAAGCGGTGATCCGGCTGGCGGGCGCGAGAGCCTGCGGCATGATCCTGGCCGACGGCTTTGGTGGTGCCAGCTTCCGTGAAAGCTGCGCAGAGGCTGTCCGGATCTGGTCTGAGATGTTCCGCGCCCAGGAAGGCTGGGGCGGGGAAACCGACTCCCCTTTCGGCTGGTGCGGGATCCGCATTGTCGGCGCAAGCGTGGAACTGCCGGGCTTCGATGAGTTCGATTTGAAGGAGGTGGCCCGTGGATAAGCCAGACATCATGGGGCTGGTGGAAGTCCAGACCAAACAGCTGACCGGCGACGCACTGGACTGGGCAGTGGCGTTCGCCATGGGGTGGCAGTTGGTGTTTGCCAACTTCCACAGCAGCGGAATCAGACCATCAACGCCGGTTCCCGAGTGGGCGAAAAGCTACATAGCGGGGGTGAAGCTAACTGGGTATGAAATCGAGCGTGGGGCCTACTGGCTCGACCGCGAGAATCAGGTGGTGCGTGAAGCCTACATGCCAGGCTGCGAGACCTATCAGACCCCATTCGCGCCAACCAGCGATTGGCGCGACACCGGCCCAATGATCGAGCGCTTCCAGCTGGACGTGTTCGATATGCAAGACGGCGACTGGTGGGCATGCAACAGGCTCGGCGGTGGTGAGTCTACGGCTCCGCAGGAGGCAATCTGCCGCGGCGCTGTGGATGTTGCACTGGGCGAGACAGTGCGGGTGCCAGCGGTGCTTCTGCAGAGGGTGGCCGCATGAACCCGGAAATCGAGAAAGCAAAAGCCGTCATGGAGGCGGCGCAAAAGAACCTGTCGGACCTGACCGAGAACGCCTACCCGCGCGGCACCCTTGTTGAGTGCCGTTTGGGTGGGTACCTGGTCGAGCTGTCGGTATGCTGTCGACGTGGGTCCGACTGGGCGAACCCGGGCCAGATGGTCGGGCGCAACACCAAAACCGGCAAATACCGCACATTCACCGATGCGGACGTGGTTCGTGTGGTGGCCTACTTCGCAATGCCGTCACTGTCCGCAGCTTCGCATGACATCGGCTTTGAAGAGATCAACCAGGTGGCATGGATGGATCAACACGGCCGTCTACACACCGAACCGCCCGCAGCGCCGCATGTAAGTGAGCTAGTCAAAGCGGGTGAAAAACTGGTCTCACAGCTGCACCGGCTTACCGGCGAAGTAGAAGACAAGGCGGTCATGGCGGCGCTTGATCACTGGTACGACGCCAGCCTCGCTGATCAGGTGCGCGGGGTGGAGCTATGAGCGATTACCAAGCCAGCACGACAGCTAAGCCGGTGAAGCAACAGCTGCTCGAGGCCGAGGCCCGAAGCTGGATCCGCCGTGGCTACAAAACGCCTGATCGCCTCGAGCAGTTGAAGACGCTACTGCGCGAGAAGCGTCGATCGGAGGCCAACATCATCTTGCTGGTGGACGAGATGCGCGCCCAGTGGCGGTGCAGGGACGAGTGGCTCAAGTAAGAAGCAAGGCTCTGTATTTCTCGGCCCCGATCGGGGCCGTTTTTTTGCCAGGCGGTTATTCTGGCGACGATTCATCACAGCGTGGGGACGCTATGGCAGACGGTGTAGAGGTACGCGGCAACCGCGTGCGCGTGTATTTCAGGTATCAGGGGGAGCTGTGCCGGGAAGCGGTGAGCGGAGACGCAACACCCGCCAATATCGCCAACGCTCAGCGGCTGGCTGGCACCATCAACTACGAGATTCAGCAGGGCACCTTCGACTATGCCCGGCACTTCCCCAACTCACCCAAGGTAAAGACCAGCACACTCGGCCACTATCTGGACCTGCTGCTCGACATCAAGCGCAACGAAATGTCGGCATCCGGGTACCGGGGCCATGCCAGCAAGGTCAGAAACCACATACGCCCCAAATGGGGAGACCGGCAGGCCGAGAGCATCGAGCATATCGAGGTGACCGCCTGGGTGCAGCAGGAGCTAATGCCAAAACTGCACAACAAGACCATCCGCGACATCGTCAACATCATGCACCAGACCTACACGCTCTACCGATCGAGCAATCGGTCTGCGCACGA